TTATAACAATTTATTAACTGTGTTTATTCCTACAATTCCATCAACATCTATTCCTGTTTTTTGTTGATGTTCTTTTACTTTTCCATCTGTTTCGTCTCCATATTTACCATCAACTCCAAATTCATTTAGACTATATCCTTTTGCAATTAGTCTTTCTTGAACCCATCTAGCAAATTCACTAACACTAAAGTTTCTTACCATATTATTGTTTATTGCTTTTGTTGTTAGCGGTCCTATTATTCCATCTATATCTAGTCCGCTGTTATTATCTTTATTAAGAGCCTTTTGCAATTCTTTCACAACATTTTCATTACTGTCATCTTCTATATTATATGAACCATTTTCTCTTAATTCATCCATTGGAAAATTATTGCCTGGACATTCAGAGTTGTCTATATCTCTATGCCCTACTACTTTAGATATATTATACTTTTCTTTTAAATATGCAATTAACTCTTTACCAGCATTCAATTGTTCCTCTGACATCTTTTCCTTTGAAAAGTTTCCTTCAAAACAAATACCTATTGAATTGTAGTTTGCTCCTACTGCATGTGCACCTACTGTATTCTCTGGACGTCCTCTATATATAGAACCGTCTTTTCTAACATAAAAATGATACCCAATTCCTGCCCAACCTTTTGTATTTTTATGATAATTATGTATTACTTCTACACTTTGTAAAACAGTTACTCCACTATGGTGGCATACAATTTGTTCTGTTGTATTTCTTATATCCATTGTACCAAACTTAAAATTATTTTCTATTATTTTCATTATTTTCCCTCCTTGTATATTAAATTTTTAAACATTTCGTATAGACCTGTAGAAGCTAGTCCACTAAACATTCCCGTTAGTATTACTTCTGCATTTATCCCATTTAGGTTCATTAATACATTAATTGCTAAACCTAATATTAGCATGATTAATGGTATGTACTTGTTTGGAATAAAATCAAGACTATTTTTTATAACAAAACCTACGCACAGGCATATTCCAACAACTACTACACTTAAATATTGTGTTAATACTGATAAATCCATTTATCTTTCCCTCCTTTCATTTTCCAAAATTGATATTCTTGTTTCGTGGTTATTAAGCTGATTATGTATCTTGGTTCTATCTTCTTGGCCTTTATGCATTTGGTCCGATAGAACCTGAATTGTAACATTTAATTTTGTTATTGTATTGTTTAGTTTTACAATTACCGTAAATATCGGAATCATCGTTGTTATAAAACCCATAATTAGCATTATTGTGTTATCTTGCATCTTCTCACCTCCTACTATCTTTTAAATTCTCAAAAAGTCTCTTCTTATTGCGTAGTTGTTCCTTCATGACCTCGCCATGCTGACCACGTTGAACCATTATTGGTTGAAAATCTCATATAAGTAAAATAAGAAATTACCTCTTGACCCTGCACTGAGATTTTGTAAGAAAGATGAAGTTCTTGCATTATATACATTCCTGCATTTTTAACTTCTAATAATATATCGAAAAAAGGAAAACCGTCAGCATGATCAAATGGGTAGTTTCTCGATTTCAAAAAATTAGTTGCTGTTGATTGAGCATATATTCCATTTATTTTTTTGGAGTTTAAGTCATCCGTACCTAGCTCTCCAGAAGAAGATAAATTATCCCATTGAGCTGTACCATCACTTTGCCATTTCAACACTTGACCACTACTTCCACCACTAGGAACGTGTTTATTTCCACTCGTGTTAGGGTGGATATATTTATTGGCTTGTGCTTCTACTCCTGCTAATTTTGCCTTTTCTGTTGTTGAATAATCATTGCTTGATAATCCCTTTCCTGTTTCTATGCCTTGTATGCCTAAGTCTGCTAAAGACTTATTTCCTTGCAGTGTAATGCCTGCAATTTGTGGCTTATTGGATAAAACCTCGTAATCGTTTGCTGATGTTTCTCCACTGCTACCTAATTGTGCATTAATTGTTCCGTCTGCATCTATTGTTATATTAGACCCTGCTTTTACCCCACCTAGAGTTGTGCTTGTTGGAGCAGGCAAAACATAATTATTTAAGCCGTCTAATTTATTTTTAAGTTCTGTTGTGAAAGCTTCTTGTGTCTGATCTAAAATACTTCTATTTGCGTGCTCATGTAAATCTTCTTTTTTAGCGTATATTTCGTTCATTTCTTCGTTTGTATAGTATTTTATTTTTAATTTTCCTGTACAGCTTATGTGATTTGTACCTTTATACAAAATCATATTCTTAATCTTCTCCCACGCTTCTTTCTGTGTTTCTGTGTAAGGTACTATTTCTTCTTCGGCTAGCTCGTATTCTACGGTTATAGGGTTATTTGATAACCAAGTTTTTAACTCTGCAACCGTGCTTGCTCTGCTAGTATTGATTCTTAATCTTATAAAATTATCTATAATACTTTGAATGGCTTCTTCATCAGTATTCCAAACGTTTCGATTAATAAATTTATCACAAATTAATGTGCTCGCCTTTTTCATATCACTTATAGGTATACAGAAGTAAGAGGTATTTGTACTAGTTTGATTTGCAAGCGTATACCAACCTGTTTTTGTTCCATCCAGCACAACTTTTTTCCTTGTATGATGTATTCCATCATCAGCTAGATAACTTCCTTCCATTAGCTTTTGTCCTTCTCCTAATGGGAAGTAGACTGTTTGTTCTTTGTATGGATCGTATGGGGTTGCTACTGTACCAATTTCTAGCTGTAAATTTGTTACTGCATTTTCTGAACAGTCTATTCTTAGTCTTACATATTTTGTTACATTCCAATTTTTGTAATTATCTATTTGCAAATTAGTGTCGTACCCTAAAAAGTTTTTATTTTCATCATAATATACTACATATTTAGCACCTGCTGTTCCACTATAACTAAATATATAATTTTTTGTGTTATCGACTTCTATGAAATCTGTTCCATAGCCATTTACTATTGTTACAGTTGCTCCTGTTGATATGCTTGGCAACTGTTTCCAATTCATTTGTTTTACTAAATTTTTCCATACATCTTTAAACTCTATATTTCCTTCTACATTTTCTATTGGGCTTGGGTAGTCTGGGCTAGGGCTTGCTCCGTATTGTTCATATGTGTCATCAGCTATTGTTGCTTCTCGTAACATTGGTTTAAATAATAAATTATTTATCGTTAAGCCTTTCTGAATAAATATAGCTATTTGAACGTTTGTTGTAGTATCTATTGTAAATTCTCCACTGCCATTGCCAATATCTATAGAACCTAAAATACTATAACTACCTGTCTCTTGGATAACTAATCTATAAGTATTACTAGCACCACCACTAGGACAACCATTTAAAATGTATGCTCCTGGGCTTAAATCATATCTATTGATAATCAAACTGCTGTTAGCAGAGGTATCATTTGTACCATCTGCTAAAACTGTTCCATCGCTATTCACAGTAAATGTTATTCCGTTTGATATTTTTGTAGTCGCAGTATTATCAAGTAAGTTCTTCCCACTCCTCGTTGCCTGTTGGCTTTCGCCCTCTATACTTACTTCTATTGCTGGTAAGTTCGCACTCTCTATACTTATATTCTTTCCTTCTTCTTCTTTTACTAAATCTACTAATTCGCCTTTGTCTCCTTTATCTCCCTTAAGGCTTTCAAGCCATTTTTTCTCAGTTCCTTCAAAACCGTTTTTCACCGCTATTTGATATGCACTATCGCCTTTTGTTCCTTCAATTATCCTGTCAATTTTCTTTTTGTACTCATTAGTGAAATCGTTTGTTGATAGGCCTCTCCCTGAAATTTTATCAACTTTGTTATATATTTTTTCATCTATAATATCATTATTAGTATTGGCAACATCTACATCATAATTTTCTGTTTTTAGTGGTTTCTTTAAATTATAGTGTTCTGTATAATTTGACATCTATATACACCTCCTATAAACTAATCCACTATATAAGTAGCTTGTGCAATTAATATTGCATCTCCATCAGTACTAGCATTTTTTGCCACAGCTACCATATTTGTTGGTCGAATAATTAGTTTTAAATTTGTCTCGCCTGTAAAGTCATCTTGACTAGTAAGCATCAAATTTTCTTTAGGTTCATAACCGGATGGAAACACAGATTGAAAAGAAGTAACTTTTACTGTATTTTTAGGAATTGTAAACTTTAAATTAGCATATACTATATTGAATTGCTTTCTTAGTACTACATCAGCTGTTATTCCGTCAGATGTTAATGTTTTTGTCACCTTGCTTACAGTTGCTTCAGTATTTATTGTTACATTCTTGCTTCCATCAAAATCAGTATTTCCACTTATCGCACCTTGTAATTTTATATTTCTTTTGTTTTCTAATTTGGTTGCTGTTCCGTGCATTGCCAGAACAACTACCAGAAGAGCCACTACAGTTCCCAGTGATATTCCCTTTGACATCCGCTTCTATACCTCCATTTACCTTTAATTTTCCGGTCATAGTGTTATCTTGATTTTTTAATATTAAATTACTCTTTATGCTTTCTATATAACTTTGAAACTGTTGATATAATTCTTCTCCATCAACACTAATTAAAGAATTTACTATGCCACACAAATTCGAATTTGTTCTTTTATCAACAACATCTGAGTTTTCAATATTAGATGTACTTTTTACTGTTACTTCTGCTAAGCAAATTTCATAAATATTATCATCTCTTTGTAGTGTTGCTGGAGTTGTTCCATTTCCTGCTTTTATATATAGTTGTGTTTCTCTTGTAGCTAGCGTTTTATCTAGTTTTACAACAACTCTGTCAACACGATTTCCACTAGTTGGTCTTTCTAATATAAATATCTTTTCTTCCTCATTTTCAAAATCTGCTCCTTCTATTATTCCTGCACCTGCATTTACTTTTATATTAAGACCACCATTTGCAGTAACTTTCATTCCGTTTTCGCCATAATTTTTATAATGTCCATAATAGACCCCGTTGCTTAAAAATTTAGCAAAATATTTTCTAAATATTTCTGCTTCATACAATCTATCTGGTTCCATTTTTCCACTTTCAGAATTTAATACATCCATTGAATCAAATGGAAAACTTTTTAATTTTATTTCTCCTGACATCTTCTTTCCTTTCTATAAAAACAAGACCTAATTTAATTTATAGGTCTTGTAATTATTCTTTTTATTTCTTCACCTAAGGTTGGTACTTTATCTCCAAAACCTAGCTCTATAGTTTTATTATTTCTTTCATATATTTCTTTTGCTTGAATTACACGTTTATCTTCATATATTCCATCACTTTCAAGTGTTACTAAATCTCCCAAAAAGAAATCTTTTTCCCATTCCATATTAGGAATTTGATATACTTTTCCTTCTATACTTTGAATTATTTTATATATATCTAGTTTCTTTTGTCCTTCCGTTTTTAGTTCGTCTGCATCTTCTATATTATTTAGATCTATCAAAACTTCTCTTCTATCAAAACCTGTTGCAGTTCCTAAAACAGTTATAAGTCTATCCTCGTTTTCTCCTTTACCTGCTACATATCCTACATTTTTGTAATTAGAATTGTCATCTGTTGTCCTTCCTTCAAGTAAATTCTTCTTTTTTTCACTAAATATAATATAAGGATGTTTTATTGTTCCTTGTAATTGTTCGTGCGTATAAGCTTGTAATTGTTCATGCGTAAAATCTTTTAAAAATTCGTGTGTATTTGGATTTTCTACTTGATTTATTGTTCTATCTGTACCTTTTAAGCTATCAAAATAAATACATTTTTCAGTTCTGCTTAAATAACCATACCAACCTAGGCCAGTGTCTTCGCTTATATGTTTTAATTCATCGTGTAAGTTTGTTAATCTTGCTTGCCATACTGTCTTGATTCCTCTATTTTGTGAAGGAGCTATCTTAATCCAAGAAATATCTCTTTCTGGTGTTCTAATATTATCGTAATAACTTTCTACTAAGTGTTTCTTCAAATAATGTTTTTGTATATTCTCTGCATAATCTTCTGACACCCTGTCATATCCATTTGTAGCAACTATTCTTCTTTTGGTAATACCTTTTATGCAAGTTCCTGTTACTTTCATTATTTTACTATTTTTTTCAGTTGACACAACTACCTTATCAATTAGGAGAATCTTATCATCTCTCTTGTTAACTATCAGCATATTATCTTTTTTTAGTTTGTTAGTATTCGCCTTATTTTTATTAATAGTTAACTCAAATGTTCCACTTTCATAATAATTCCATATGCAAATTAAACTTTCAAAATTAGTAATAATACCTAAAAGTTCAAAATTAGTGTTTATTATCTCTATACAATTCATATTAAACACCTACATACTTATTAGTATAGTCCTTTATTGTTACTTTATCTTTTGCTCCCTCTATGTCTGAACTATACTCTATTAAGTTCTTTCCTATTATTAATTTAAAGAATGTAGAAGTCAAATCTATTTCGTTGTAAACATCTTTTGTCTCATTTGGTGTTATAAGATTAACGGTTTCTTTACCTTCCCTTGTATCTATTACTAATTTTTCTTTTTCTCCAATTTCCATATTAAGCTGTATATATTCGCCTGTAGTTTTATTTGTTATTTTTGGATTTTTAGCTGGTCCAACATATTCTATTTGGACTGGTGCTTCAACATCTCCAATATTGTCAATTTCTTTGTAAAAACTTACATTAGAAAATGTAGTTGCAAGTTTAAGAGGAAATTCTAATCCTCCTGAAACAGACTTTATATCAATGTCTTGTCCTTTTTCATCTAGCCAATAAGGATCCTGACAATAAAAAGAGATAGTTGCAGTATCATGATTGTTTTTTCTATCATTGAACTCTGCACTATCTTCAACCTTTCCATAAATTCTATATTTTTTATAATCGTTTATATAATAGATTAACAACTCTCCCCTTTTATTCGTTTGATAATTATATGTTTTAGGGTTTATTACTCTCATTATTTTACGTCTTAATTCATATAGTTTTAATCTGCTTTTGGTTCTAATTGTTACATTTAATTTGATAACTCTTGCATTTAGTAGGCTATCTTCACTATTACACCCATCTTGATTCACTCCTTGACTTTTTTGTGAAGTTGCTCCGTGGATGTCCTAATCCTTCAATATGAGACAACAATATATCTTCTTCTGAATTTCCTACACTATCAAATATAACACTTTCATTTAAAGCTAAATTAATTACTTCTAGTTTTTGCATTTCATCACCTCTAAATTCCTTCTGCTCTTAATTGTGCTACTAAATTTTCACTTACATTATGTAGTTTTCTATATGTTTCACTTGGCATTTCTGGGTTTTGTTCAATATTATTAGTTTGATATACATTAATTGTTTGAGTCTTAGGTTTGTTAGCCCCTGCTTTATATTTATAATTACTACTTGCAAATTCTAACAATTTTCTTTCTATTCCATTATCTATTGTATCTTGTATTTTTTGTATAATGTTTTCTATCCTGCTTGCGATTCCTTCGTTTATACCTTGTGCTAACTTTTCTCCTAATGTCTGTCCTGTTATTTCATATGCATTTCCATAGTTTTTCAAAAGATTAAGTATTGTATTTTGATTTTTTTCAACATTTAAAAGCATTTTTTCTGCTGTATCTTGAGCCATATTAATTTGACTTTCATAGTATTTTTCAAGTTCCTCTAATTGTTTATTGTATATTTCTGTTTGTTTCTCGGCTTCTTTCTCAACAGCTTCCACCTTACTATCTTGTTCTTCTTGTAATAATTCTTTTTGCTGATTTAAAGCCTCTTTTTTATCTTCTAACGCTCTTGAATCTAGAGTTTTCTGATATTCTGCTATTAATTTATCTAATTCTTTTTGATAATTTGCTTTTGTTGTTGTATCATGTTCAAAATCTATTAATTCTTCTAAACGTTTCCTTTTTCTTTCATATTCTGCATCTTCTTCATCTCTAGTCTTTTGCTCTTCTGCTTTGTTAATTGCTTCTAATTCTTTATTTATTGCTTCTATTCTTGTATCATACTCTTCATTAATAGCATCAATTCTGGCATCTTTCCATTCTTCTATTACTTTTAAATTTTCATCTATAATTTTCTTTTCTTTTTCTTGCATTTCTTCTAATTGCTTCGTAATAGCATTTGTTAAGTGGGATACAGTATTGTCTATTTGTTCTACTCTTAAATCGCGTTTCTGTTGTTCATAATCTCGTATTGTCTGTAATTCCTCTCTGTATATTTCTTTTCTTTCATCTAATGACAATCTTTCATCTTTCATTATCTGATTTAAATAATTTTTATGCATTTGTATTATTTTATTATAATCTGCTGTTTGCTCATTAATATCATAAGCTGCACCATGCATATTTTTTTGTTTTTGAATATATGCTTTGTAATCTTCTGTTTGTTGATCTAATAAGTCTTTTTCCTTTTGTGCCAATTCTTTATTTAAATCATATATCTTTTCTCTTAATTCCATTCGTTCATCTGCTGTTTTAGTATAATTCTTTAATGCATATTGATACATACTTATTTCTTGTTGTAGGCTTATCTGATCCATTGCCTTTTTATGTTCTATTTCTTTTTTGTAATTATCTAAACGTTTATTAGAATAAGAACTGCCACCAGAACTTCTTCTAGGTGTACTTATAGATGTAGGAGTGACACTAGGTGTTGTTTCTGGTGTGTATCCTGCCATTGCTTGTAAAATATTTAGAACAGATTGTAACCTTGGTGTAATATTTTTCCAAGAATCGCCTACGTATTCAGCCACTTGTTTTTGTATTGGGGCACTATCTTGTGCTGCTGTAAGCATTTTTATGTATGAATTAATAACTTTTTGTGAACTATTCCATGCTTGGTCTGCTTTTAGTTGTTCTGTATTTATAAAATCTTGTGCCTTATCAATTACTATTCCTTCCGCACTTGCTGCCTCTGGATATGCTTTTGCCAATGCTTTTACTGCATCTTGATATTCACTAGTAGATGTCTCGCCTTTTTTTACTGTATTTAAATAATTTTGCATTTGATTAGCATTGACTTTTAATTGTGCTGCTTCTTTTTGTTTTGTTTTTGCACTTTCTATATCCAATGCCTTACTTATATTTTTAACTACATTTGCTTCTTCTAGATAGTCCGTACATTCTTTTAACCTACTTTTTAATTTTTCAATAGAATTTCCATAATTTCCATTATTTTTTTGTGCTTCTTTAAATGCCTTTTCAGCACTTTTTATTTCTTGTTTCAACTCGTATGCAGATTTCTTTAGTTTTATAGTTCCGTCTTCGCAATACTCTATTTCGTTTGAAAATTCTGCCCAATAACTCCCTTTAGAAAATCTTGACAATTCATTGTATTCTTTTTGTGCATTTTCTATTTTGTTATATAATTCTATTTGTTCCTCTATTGCTTTTTTATCATTTTCTAAACTTGCAATATTACTGTCTGTATATTCATAAGTGCCTTCCTTTATCTTTTTATATTTTTCTGTAGTTTCATTTAATTTTGCTTGTGCTTCTTCATTTTCTCTTATTGCTGAACACAACATACTAATTCCAGATATTACTGTGGCTATTGTTGTTGCTATTATAAATATAGGATTCGACATCAATGCTGTAGTAAAGCCTTTTGTCGCTACTGTTGCTGCTAAAGAAGATTTTGTATATGCGTCTTTTGCTTTCTTTAAAGCAAGCATTGCTACTGTTACAGCTGTTAGAGTTACAGCAAAAGTTGTCATGCCTGTTACCGCTGTTGGATTAGCCGTTATTAACGAGTTTAATATATTTAATATTTCCGTTCCGCCTTCTAGCATTTTACTCATAACAGGTTCTAGTGCTTCTGCATATGCCGTCTGCGTTTCTCTCATTGCTTGGCTATATTGTCCTTGCTTTCCTGCTAAACTATCAAGATAACTCTCCATTGCTCCTGCAAATGGTTCTGCAGCATACATGGTTCTATTTAAATATGCTTGATTTTTTTCCGCTTCTGTTAACTGACTTGCTGTCTTTCCTATTGATTTAGCATAATTATCCAACATTACAGATAAATTTTCAGTAACACCTGCGCTATCTGATAATGTAGATAATCCTTGCCTATAACCTTCTGATGCAACTCTTACCGCTTCTGATACAGTATAATTCGCATTTCTATTTCTAATTGCCGAATTTGTTAAAGATTCTATCATTTGTTCTGTTTGTTCCGCTGTGAACCCCATTAAAGAAAAATTTTTAATAGTTGTTGCCAAATCAGCCTTTGTCATGTATGCGCCAAACTTGCTCATAATATTTCCAAAATCTTGCATACTTTGTTCAGTATATTCTGATACATTTTGTAATGAACTCATTGCTTGTGTATAAGAATTATATTCATTGACACAATCCTTTATTGCTCCTACAATTTTTCCTAATGCTATTACGGCAGTTGCAGACATTGCTAAATAACTAGCGTCTAAACTTTTATTACTATTTTCAACTTGTTTATTATTTTGTTCTATTTCTTGTAATTTTTTCTTTGCTGTCTCTAAACCCTTTTCAAGAGCTTCTGTCTTTATTTTTAAATTAATTACTAGTTGTCCTATTTGTGTTTCACTTGCCATTTTTTCACCTTCTTTTTTTGCATAAAAAAAGCACCTATAGGTGCTTTTACTATAAATTTATTTCTTCTTTAAATTTTATATTATTTTTGAAGCCTTCTATATATTTTTTTATTTCTTTAAAAGATTTTAAGTCATCTTTCATATCAAAACTAATACATCTCTCTTTTTTTTCTTCATCTTTATATATAATTATAAAAAATCTGTGAAATTCTGTTGAACTTCCTCCTATAAATGCACCTATTGGTCCGAAAAGTATTGCTCCACCTACTGCTCCACTTATTGAATTTTTTACTTCATTTGCAGTTTTTATATTCATATCCAGTATTTTATTTTTTTTAAGTTTAAAAATACTTCCTGTTCCCTCAATTACAATTTGGCTATCACATAAGTGTATTACACATTCTGAATTTTCTGATAATGGTAATCCACATATATGTTTTATTTTTGTAGAATACTCTGCATTGTATTCTTTACCTTTTTCACTAATACTATCACTTTCTTCTTTCTTTTTTTGATTTTCTTCCATATTGTAATTAATCCCCCATATTAAATACACAATAATTGCAATAAAAACTAAAATAAAAAACAACATATTATCCCCTCCTAATAAGAATATATCATATTATAATGCTAAATTTTGTCGAAATTTGTCGAAACTATTTATTTTTTAAAAATCTTCTGCCCCAACTTCTTGTTCATCTTTATCTTCGACCTTGTTTAATTCTGCATATTCTTGCATAATTATAGGGATTTCGTCTGGATAATAATCTTCTAAAAATTCTCTTTTACTTATACCTATCTTTATGCAGATGGCAATTGTTTTTTGAAGCCAATTAGAGTTGTGATCTTGTTCAATATTGGCTTCATTTGGTCGAAAAAACTTTCTAGTTCATTTACTTTCCAAAACTCTTGTATAACATCTAGTAATTCTTTAGGTGTAAGTTGATTTTCCAATATATCTCTATCTACTTCCATTAATTTAGATAAAAATTCAAATGTAAAATTTGGTATAACTATAAGTAATCTTGTTATTAATGTCATAATATTTTCTATTGTAAACATTTCTGATAATTTAAAATCTTGTCCATTGTCAGACAACTCTTTTATAAAGTCCTCTGGCAAATCCTTTAAAGTCTGTAGAGCCTCAAAATATTTGCCACAAGGCTTTTTTTCAATCTCTACACCATGTATTCTTTTTACTTTTGGTAAACTTTTTGTTTCATTACTTTTTGTCATTTCATTTTCCTCCTAAATAAGTTAGGGAGAGTATTTCTACCCTCCGTTTTGTACTGGTTCTGTTGTTGGTACAGTAGGTATTGTATTTAACCAAGTTAGGTCACTTGAGCCTGTACTATCTTTATACACTCTGACTTTTGCATCAGATAATAAAGCTCTCTTATAGAATGTTCCACTTATTGTTAATGTTGCAACTTGTGTTCCATTGTCTTGAGTTTGTAAATCTTGTTTTACTTTTTTGAATTTAGCTCTATAATATCTAAACATTCTATAGTTTCCGTCTTTTCTTTTAGCTTTAAATGTCATTGCATAATCTTTACTTTGATTGTCTGGTCCCCAAGAATATTCTTTTGATTCTGCATCGTAATTTCCACCTTCAAAAATAGACATTAATTCTAAATCTGCTTCTGGAATTTCCAATTCAAAATCTTCTCCATCAAATATTTCTTCATCATCATATATTTCGTCGTCTGCATATATTGGATCATTTGATGTTTGAATATCTCTTGTTAATTTTTGTGCATAAGGTATATTTACAGCTTCTCCTACTTTATAATTTGTTTCTGTATTCTCTAATAATTCAAATACTTTAATTCCACTTAAACCTCTTAAAGCTTTTTTTGGCATGATTAGCGCCCTCCTTTATAAAATTTCTTCTTTTTCAAAACGCATTGTTTTGTGATATATTTTTGTTTCCTGTTCAAATAAATCCATAGCTAATGTTCTTTCAAATTCTAAATCTTCCATTTTTTTATTTACTTCAATAGCTAATTTAGAGCATTTACTTGAACTTTTAGCCCATATATCTACTTGAATAGAAATATTACTGCTATATTCTTCGTCGTCTGCTTTGCTAGACATTGAATTATCCATTTCATAATAAGAAATAGCAGGTTTTTTGTCTAATTCACTCCACTTTTGTGGATAAAAATAAGAAATCTCAACATCTGAGATTTCTTCTAATTTTTTTAATATTTGTGGTTTCAAATTCTTCATTATTTACCACCTAGCTTTCTAATTTCTTGACTTACTGATTTAATTACTTCCTGTTCTACTTCTCCGGTATTCTTTGCGTGCAAATATGCAGGGGTTAAATATGGTTGTGCAGCTTGTCCTTTCCAGTCAGCTTTATAAGATATTCCGTTCAGGCCTATCTATATTGCTTTCTGTTCCTCTTTGACCTGTTCCAAATTCAACGTAAGGTGCGTGTCCAGCATTTGTAAAAACTTGTGCCTCTGCTCCTTCTTGTGTAGTTTGAGACTTAGTTTTTATAGAGTTTCTAAGTTGACCAGTTTTAACAGGTGCTAAATATTTAGCATTTTTTTGTATCTTCTTTGCTCCTCTTTCAAGCCCTTTTCTACAACTTTCTTTTGCATTTCCACCTAATTCAGATAGAGTTGCAAGTAATTCATCTAATCCTTCTATACTAGCCATATTATCCCTCCACTAAAAGAGTTATATGGCTGTCAGAAGGCACTAAACTTTTTATGGTATATTCTTTATTGTCATATATTAAAATATTGCCTATTTCGGCTTTTGTTTCGTTACAAGTAACTATTGCATTAGCTTCTATTTCTTTGCCATACTCTTGTTGTATGTATTCTCTTGTAGAAAATTGAAAATTACCTTTGAAACTATCTATTTTTTCTAGCTTTCCATTTCCAATTACAGAGCCTTCATCATCTTTTATTGTTCCAGATGTCCATATTTCCATCTCTTTGTCATAAAATTTATCAGCTATTGTTTGCTTGAATATTTCAGGTATTTGCATAATTACCACTCTACCTTTCTATATTTGACTAAAGTAGCCATATTTCTATCAAGAAACTCATCTACATTCTGTGACATAGAGTTTACTCCACCCACAACTTGAAAATTTACAGACTGTCCATTATCAGAAGCACTAGAAACTTGTTTTTTACCTTCTCCAACACCTTCTTTATTAAGATTATATTGTTCAATTAAAAACTCTTGTATAAGTGAATTTAGTCGTTCTGGTATAATTTCTATATGACATCTATCTAATATCTTGTCTGATATATTCTTTTCGCAGAACTTTAAGTAACTATCTAACTTATCATCCGTAATATTTAATATTTGTTTAACTTCTTTCACATTATCTATCATGTTTATACCTCAAAAGGAGCTATTTCTAGCTCCCTCTTTCTAATCAGCTTTAACAGTTAATGTTGTTGTTCCTGCTCTTTTGGCTTTATTGTCAGAATCTACTTCAACAACTATTATTTTTTGTCCTGCAGTTCCTGAAATTTCAGATGTTCCATCCCAATTTGTATATCCTGATGTACAAACATCACCATATTTTGGCATAGTTGGATTAGCAGCTACTTTATATTTGTAGCTATTTCCCTCTGCTTTGGCAGGTTCAACAGCAATTGATGTTTTTCCTGTTGTTGTTCCTTCTGCAGATGTTACAGTTAATTCTCCTAGAGAACCTTTTGGAACTACAGCACAGAAAGCTTCATCCTTAATTGGTAAATATGCTAATCTCATTGTAGCTTTAATACCAATTAAATCTTGTTCTGCTAATGAAATTGGCTTTCCATCTTTATCTACAGTACCTTCTAAAGTAGCTTCTTTTAATATTTCATATTCTAAGCTATCTCTAATACCAACTAAAGATTTATCCCAATCTGCACCAACTAATTCAGCTTTAGTTTTATCCCAAGCTCCATTTCTTGAAAATTCTATTGGTTGTGAATATAGTTCTTTTCCATTTACTCCATCAACAAATAATTGATTTCCATTTCCATCTCTTAATTTTCTTAAAGAGTTTTTAATACCGATTTTTGCTGCAAAACCATTTACATCATAACCAGCATCTTCAACTGTTGCCATTGCATCAGCAACATCTAAATCTAGTTTTCCTTCTCCGTTTGTTCCTATTTCTATTTTATTTCCTGCTTTTTCAACGCATTTCATAATATTTCTTTCAAATGGTGAGTTTGTTCCAAATATAGCTGCAGCATCTATAGCTTTATAAAATGCTTCTGCTATACTTTCTTTTAATTCACTAAATACATCTATTGTTGTGTCATTTAGTTTTTCTTTTGTTACTGGTATAATAACTGCTAGTTTTTTAGCCTTTAATTCTGGATAAATCCAACCAGCTTTAGAAGTTTTTATTCTTTCTCCTTCTCCTACCCAGTATGCTCCAGCTCCTTCTGTCATTACTGGTATTTTTTTAGTATCACTTTCCATTTGAGATACTTTAGATAATCTTAATATGCTAGAACCTCTAGCTACATCTTTCATTATTTCTGCTGCTTGTTCTACAGGTACAAAACCTTGTAGCTCATCTTTTAAATAACCCATTTTTCATTCCTCCTATTCTTTTTTTGGTAAAATAAAAAGACATATAAAATGTCTTAAATTTTTCTTGCTTGATTTTCTTTAATTATTCCAACAAAATCTGTTGCACCACTATTACCTTTATTTTCTCCGCCATTTGGAGTATAGTGATATGCCCCACCTTGTTGTTCTGTTTCTCCAAATAAATCTTTATAAGTTTCCTTATTAGACTTCATTTGTTCTTCTATTCCAGAAACTACATTTTCTCCCTTTTCATCTAATATTATCTTAGATAAATCAAATTTTGAAATAAGTAATTCTGGGTGTTTTGCTTTTTCAGCATATAATGCATCTTTTATTGCAATTTCTTTTAACATTTTAGCTTTTTCTGCCTTGCCTGTTGCTTCTAAATTAGCAATTTTTGTTTCATAATTACTAACTTTTTGTTGTAAATCTGCATTATCTCCATTAGATTTCTTTAAATCCACAATTGTTGTTTGAGCTGTGTTTAAAGATGTTTTTGTATTGTTAAAATCTGTTTCTAGTTGTGAATATTTGGCTTTCGTTACATATTCATCTCCATTAACATTAGCAATACTTACTCGTTTGTCCTTATCGACTTTCTCGTTATAAGAACTTACTTTTGTTTTAACTTGATTAAACAAGTCTTCTCCTAAAATTTCTTTTAAGAACTCCATAATTTTCTCCTTTTCCGTTGCTATTTCTGCAACTTAAATAAATTTGCTTTTTCAAGCATAAAAATAAGCCGTATTTCTACGACTTTGTTTGGTATAGGCTGTAAGGTTTACATCCTCCATTCAACTTGCTCTGAAACACAAGCACCTATTTATAATTTAAAAATATTAATAACTAATTAATTTTTTCTTGTATCATATCAGGCGATATAATAGCCATTTCATAAGTTGTATATCCTTCTGTCATATCTATGCTTGATACTTTTCCACTTATCGTTACTACGCAGCCATTTTTTAGCTTTACTTTGTCACCAGCTTCATACATTTATTTTTCCTCCTTACACAACAATTTTTCTAAATCTTTATCATTGTTATCCTCTACTATTTCCCACTCACCACATTTTGAACTATCTTCTAATGAACATGGTTTTATTGCAGAATACAAGTAATCCTCTCCACTATCGTCTATTATTCTTAACATATAATCTTCTATTCCTATTACATCATATATTTTTCCATTTGTAAGTCCTTCTACGCCAAAACTCACACCTATATATTTTACTTTCATTTTAGTTTCTTCCCTTTCAATTTAAAATCATATTTGCCATACATGTTATGTTCTACCCAATGTATGTCAAATACATACTTGTCACTTTCTATTTTTCCTGCTTTTTTTGTCCATTCTTGTGCTTTTCCGCCATATTCTCTGGCATATCTACTAGCGCTTCTGAATACTGTTTGTGTTCCATCTCCCGCAATAATATGTACATTAGATATTATACTACTTTTGGGGATAAAATTCAATTCATTATTCTCGTTGTAAAAGCCTAACTGTTTATCTAGTATACTGTCTTCGGTGACTTTTGTTTTTGGTAAATTAGAGTCAATATAATATTTTTTATATTTTTCTGGAATATACTTCATTGACCACTCTTCATAATTCATATCTTGAGATATAAGCATAGTATTTCCATTTTCATCTTTTGCTCTTCTTTGTAATCCTTCTGTTATGTCATCATCAAAAACTGCAACTGTTGTACAACGGTCGTTCGGATGTATTGGTGGGTAATTCTTGCCGTGGTTGTCTATCTTTTAAATTAAATACTTTATTATCTAACTCTGCACAATGCTTACAAGTCACATTATCTAGAGTTGCTATAAATCTATATTTTTCTATGTCTAATTCTTCATAAGATAACATTTCCGCTTCGTTTGCAAAATGATTTACTTCTGTTCTTACTAATGTAGTAGCATTATATAAACCAACATTCATAAAATTAGATAATTCAGAGGCAATTTTTTGTATTGTTTTTCCTGACATTGTGTCTGCTGTCAACTGTGTTTTTAGATAATTTCCTAATTTTTCGCTATTATTCCATATTCTTTGAGAAAAATTCGCATTATCAGTCCATTTTTCACTCAATAATAGATTTATTGTTCTATTATCTATTTGAGAAAAATTAAAACCTAATCCAGCCGCTTTTTGAATATTATATATATTGTGATAATATCCTTCTTTTATTGTATCTACATATCTAATTTTAGTTATTTCTTGTTCTAGATCTGCTAATTTTTTTAACTCTAAATCTATACTTTCTTGTAACTGCTCGTACCTTGATATACGAAAAGAATAAGCAGATGAGTTATATTTTAATAACATCTTCTGCTTAATATCTTCATTTTTTATGTTATTATTTATTGTAGTTAATAAATTTTTTCTATATGTATCTGTTTCTTTTTTGTTTAACAACTGATTTAAGACTTTTTTATCAAGCACATCTGATTTACTATAATTTTTATATATTTTACTAATTTCTTTATTTATATTTTTAGTAGCTTGCTCATATGACTCTATTAACCCTTTTATAGTATTCTCTGTACCTTTTTCTAGTCTTTTCATTAACTCTGTTTGTCTTTTTTCCCAATAATCTAGAGGTTTTCTAGCCATTCAATCACCTCTATTCTTGATTTCCTTCATTGTTGTGATTATCTTGAAATCCTCCTGCATTTCCAAATATTTCTTGTTGTCTTTTTTGTGCTTCTTCCTTTTGTCGTTTTAATTTTTTCATTTCTTCTTCTGGGTCTTCTACCCAAGGATGATTTTTTACTATGCTTTCATCTGATATTGTGTCTTTACTCTCAGCCGCTATCTGTGCATTTTCTAAATCATTGCTTATCATATTTCTCGTCCATATTTGTGTTATAGTCTTTGTTTTCCAATCTGCAATTTTTAAGGATTTCATTATTGCTCTTACTAATTTAGCAAAACCTTTTTCAAATTCTATCTGTGTTAGCCCAGCTTTTAACTCTAGCTTTCGATAAAAGAACTTTAATGCTACACCACTTGCATTTCCATAGCTTTCAGTATCTTGTTGTAAGGCCTGTCCACTTTCATATATTTGCTTCTTTAATATTTCTAATATACTATTTCTAGCTTCAACAGGTATTTCAATAGATAGTGTTTTTAAACCTCCACTCGTTTTTCCATCTGCTCCTGTTTCCGTTTTAATTGTTTTATATCTCTTTAAATCCCCGAGAAACTCTTTTAGATTTTCTCCACCATAGTTTTCAAGGATGTATATAAGTTGTTGTATATCTTCTAAGTCATTTGCATATCCACTCATTACTTTGTCATAAATATCAATTAGGTCTCTATATTTCTTTAAGTCACTTATCATATTACGGTTATTCTTAAATTCAATGAATGGTACTTCTTCTAAGTCATGTTCAAATTCTTGGTATTCTGCTGATAAATATGTAAGCCCTGTTCCTGATAAATTTCCTCTAAATTTATATTGTTCGCAATGTTTATCATCCCAATATTCGAACATTACAAATTCTTTAATTGCTCCTGTTTCTGTCTCTTCTAAAATAGGGTAATATCTATAAAACCCTATTAATTTCTTCTTTAATTTTCCATCAAATATTGGTAAACATTGCTCTGTTTCAACAACTGAATATAAAAACTGTCCATCTTCTATCCAGTAATGTAACCAAGCTACCTTATTATTTGTAGCATTAGTACAAAGATATGCACTTTCACTCTTAAAGTCGTCTCCTAATGTTTCTTTTATTTTCTTGTTTAGTTCTTTATCTCCAACATCAAATAAAACTGGATTTGTAAACATATATGCTGTTTTTTCATCCGTTATTAGTTGATGAAAATTATGAGAAACTCTATTGTCTGCATTTCTCATTGGGTCACTTTCACTTGGTAATACACCTTTTGCTTTTATAATATTATCATTTTCATAGTATTTCTTTTCTAGTTCAATCATTCTTCTGCGTTCTGCATCATTTTGAATTATCTTTTTAATTTTGTTTATATTTAACATATCATTACCTCTACTTTAATATTGATAATCCGCCTTGTTTTGGCTCATATAAAGAAAGAACTAATGCATCTCCGTCTATCTGGAGAAGTTAGTCCTCTTTTTTTCATTTCTTCTTTTCTTTCTAATTCTATTTTTCCATCACTATTTATTCTATATTTTCTATTGCTTAATTGTGTGATTTGTTTGTCATCATATATAAGCTCTATTTCGTGTCTTCTTAACTTTTCTCTTAATAATCCCCACATTAAACCTGTAGAATTACTAAACTCAACTGGCTCTTCTTGTTTATTTTTTCCTCCTGTTCCACCAAAATGACACTCATATAATTTAACTGTAGTCCAATTCTTTTGTTGCTTTATTTCTTTTAATCTGTCATATACTCCAACACCTAAACCATCACAGTCTATTTTTATATGAATAGGTATTCCTATATATTGACTTCTTAATCTTTCAACTAATTGTACTATTGTACCAGTAACTTGCATCGTGTCGTTATGATGTAGTACAGTAAATGGTTGTTGATGTCGTTTATCAAATAATGTATTTATTATTGTTTCATCATCACCATATCTTGCAACATCGACGCCTATATCAATCCTATTTATTGGATATGCTCTATTGGATGCTTTTACACTACAATCTTCTACCCAGTCAAGTTGTATAAAACTATCTGGCATTGCTTTTGGAAATTCTCCAGCAACACGAACCCTATATACATCACTATCTAACCCATACATATCTATAATCATTTGTATGTATTCTTTTGAAACTCTTTTTGAGTTTTCACCTGATACTTTAAATGTTTTATATATACTTCTGTTTTTATTATGACTATCAAAAAAGAACCCACTTAATTGAGTTGGGTTTCCACACATAATTAATTTTGCATCAGGTGTTGTTAATGAACCTAAAACAGGTTCAAATGTTACATCTTTTACTCCGTGACGCTTCATCTATAATATATAGTATGTGTTCTGCGTGAAATCCTTGCAATGCATCTGGTTGTGTTGCTGTTCTTGGCACTGCGAACCAGTTTTCTGGATTAGACTTCATATATAGTTTTTCTTGTGTCCATTCGATTTCTGTTTTTAATGTAGGATTTAACCATTTTGCAACTTCTGCCCATAAAATATCGTGCAATTGGTGTTTTGTTGGTGCTGTACAAGGTATTTTAGGAAATGGTCTTGTACACATGAACCAAATAATAAGCCAACTTTGTAATGCTGACTTTCCTATACCATGTCCACTTCTTACAGATGTTAATTGATTTTCTGCTACACTATTCAGTATTTCTGCTTGTATTTCATCAGGTTCTGCTCCAATTATATCTTTTACAAATTCAACTGGTCTATCTTTATAATATAATATTGCTTCTGTTGTTAGCATTACTTATCACCTGCCTTGCTTTCATATGCTTTTTGTATTGTTTCAGCAAGTGATTGAACGTTGTTTCCTTCTTCACTTTTGTTAGTTAATATATCATTTAAGTCCTTCAATGCAGAGGTAAGCTCTTTTAGTCCTTTTCTATCTATAATGTCTATATATGACTTTATTTCTTCCTTTTCATATATTATTTCTTTACTTGGCTTGCACATATCGTAATTGTATTCTACTGTCTTTGTCTTTTTCTTATTTCTTGCTATATGCATATTAAGTTCATTATTAGCTTGTACTATTTTACTTAATAAATCATTTGCTACATCTTTTACTTGTATTATTTCGTTAGCTTCTTTCTCTGATTCTTTTTCAAGTACTTTTTCTATTACTTTGGTACTTTTTTGTTCCTCTTTTAGTACTTTTTTGTTTTTCCACCCTTTTGTCCTATTTTTGGTACTTCCATTTGATTTTATTCCTTTATCTTTTAAGAAGCTACTTACTGATTTATAATCACTTAGTATGTATTCTTTTTCTAACTGCTTCCAGTCATACTTTGCCACCTCGCTCACCTACTTAATATAACTTTCCCTATTATGTTTATTTTATCTATAAAAAAAAGAACTTATAATGTATAAGTTCCTATAATTCAATTTTATTATGATATTTTTCCCATGCTTTTCTTAATGTCTCTATATTTTTTTTGACACATTTAAGCACAGCTGTAATTTCTTTTTCATTCATGTTTGTTTTCGATAAAATTTTATAGTCGACAAGTGAAATTGAAACTTCTTTATCTTTATATGTAACATGACAGTGCTCTATATTGTGCCCTTGTTCTTTTGTTCTAACTTCAATAACAATTCCTTCTTTATTAACAATTTTTGCATATTTGAAAGGAATTTCAAAAGCAATCATAAGTTGAGTTTTTATTGATTCCAATTCTTTTTCTTCCATATTTTATTCCTCCTTTATAAGGATTTTATCATACTTTTCCCAAAAATTATCAAATTTTAACTTAAATAACTATTTTTTTATTTATTCTCTGCGTAGCATTCCATTAATTTTTATTTCCTTTAAAATACTCATCTACTATCTCATTTATAAAATCATTACTACTTGCAACTACTTCGCATACATCTTCATAACTGAATGTTTTATCGTCGTTTTGATTATGTCCGTATTCATATAGCCAAACATGTGTTAGTTCGTGTTTCAATGTCTTTATTATATTAGCTTGATCTTTTAGTAGCATTATTGTTTGAGTTCTATATATTGTTACTCCTAATGTTCCATCACTTTTCATTTCGTTATTAATTGTGGCTTCATCTACTTCTTCTATTAACCATTCCGTATTATTTATTTTAAATTTCATCTTTATCCTCACATATATTTAAATATTTACATTTGTCGCATTGTCTTTTCTCATCTACAATACACTTTTGTCTCTTCTTGTTCTCATAAAATTTTCTTCTTCTATATTCACTGTCTATGTAGTTTGCTATTATACTACCTCTCATATACAACACTTCCTTTGTATAAAACACTATGTAATGATACGGGAGCTATGTTCTCCTTCGTGGTTAAGTTCTTTTATAGTTACCAATAAAACCGTAGTATTACCTGCGTTAAAACCTAAACATATTTTTTATATCACTACGCACAACTTACAAATATAAAATTAGAGCCCACTAGAAAGCTCTATACAAATCGAAACTCAAGGTTTATACATTGTTAAATATTTATATTAACATATCTAGTATCTGTTAATACCAACTAAAAAAAGAGTCTATCTTTATTGATAAACTCTTGATATAATAAAGTATATATAAAATATACAGTGTATGTTAGCGACTTAATTTATATAATGCGTATTGATTTAATGATACGCCTTCTTGTTCTGCTTCTATTGATAATTTATAATGTAATGATTTTGGTATTCTTACAATAAATTTACCGCTAAAATCATCATATCCTACTGGTAATGGTACATCAAATCCACCTTCCAGTTTTGCTTCTATCCAACCTTCCATTGCTTCTCTTAAATTTTCATATGCTTCATCAAATGTTTCTCCTGTACTTTGGCATCCATCTAGTTCTAATACACGAGCATAAAAATAAAACCCACTCTCATCGTGAACTGGTTGAATAATATAATTATATGGTAATTCTAAGTACTCTTTAACATTTTTCATAAAAGCTCCCTCCTTTTTATTAGTGTACTCCGAAGAGTAGGATTTTATTCTCCTATTCTCCTTAGTACATCTTTAACATACACTGCCTTTAATGGATTTTCTTCTTTTATCGTAATCACATCACCTTTTGTGTTTATAAATTGTCTGTGTGATGTTCCGTTTCTTTGGTTTCATATTATATCCGTTGTACTCTAACACTTTTGCCAATTCTTGAAACCTTATTCCATTTGGCTGTCTTTTCATCTTAAGTATCAGTTTGTTAATGTCTGGCATAAATATTCCTCCTTTCACCAGAAATACATGCCTTTATTTAAGACTAAATATATGATACTATATTTGATACCATTTGTCAATACTTTTATGAAAATTTTTTATATAATAAAAGAGTAAACATTTAAAACGTCTACTCTTACACAAACAAACAATTTGCTTTAGCAAATACTTTAGCCGCCTGGTTTTTGAGATATTTTTCATATCTGCGACTCTTTATAATTTATCTATTATAATTATAATACCTTAGAATCAAATTTTCATCCAAATTTCATCACAATTTTATCACAATTTTTCATTATTCACCTATATTTAGTACATCAAGCATACTTTTTATTGCCGTGTCCCTTATATTTAATAATTGGTTTATAGATTTTGGTTTTTGGAACTCCATGCAGTATTGTTGTGATACATAATCCCATTTAGATTTTTCCATATAATATATCTTTATAACAAACTTTTCTTCTGCTGATAGTTGATTAATCATATTTTCAACTCTTACTATTTTTTTGTCTAACTCGTCTTTCAATTTGGTTAGTTCTTCTAATTTGGTTTGTAAAAATTGCCTATCTTCTTTGTTTATGTGTCTTTCTTCTTTATGGTAATTCATTGCCGTATTTAGCACTTTATCTGATACTTTGTTTGTATTACTATGTATGCTATCATAAGCTTGTCCAGCTAACTGCATATTTTCTATAATTTCGTTTTCTGTTTCCTCATATACCGTTCCAGCATATTCCAATCTTTTTTCGTATTCTTCTTTTTTTAATTGTATTTCCGTCAGCTTTGCTTGATTTTTTAAGTGATCCTTTAACATGGTTTCAACGTCTTCTTTTATGTATTGCATCTTTTGTACCTCCTCACATTAATTTTCTAATATCTTCTTTTCTGACTGCTAATGTTAACTTGCCTAACTCAAAACTTATAACTCCATCTTTATCTAATATCTCAAACTGCTTTTTTACTACTGTATCTCCATTTATCATAACCATTTCTATTTTATCCATTACGTGTACCTCCAGATTATCTGATTTCTTTCGCTTTATTTATAAAATATTGTTTTATACACTCTTTACACTCTTTTGCATCTTCATATTCATTACAATTTGCTTTTTGCCCCATTTGTTTACAAACATCTTCGTCTATATCATAATTATTTATTGTTTCTGCCATTAAATCTATTATTTTATCTTTTTGTTCTAGTTCCTTTCTTAGCTGTTCTATATATGTTTCATATTTTTCAATTTGTTTTTTTATTATATAATATTGTTGATTTTCTACTATATTTGCAACAGCACTTCTCTTTAATTTCTTACCATCTTCATATCCTTGCATATATCCTAACGCTTCATTTTGTGCTAATGCTATCATTTGATAATTATTATTCCTATCTTGTTTTAATTCTTCATTCTCTTTTCTTAATTCTTTATTCTGCTGTGCTAAGTCAATTCTATCTGCATTTGCATAATCTAATTTATTTTGTAATATATGTGTATCTTTATCCCATTTTGCTCTTAATTCTTCATTCTCTTTTTGTAGTTTAAAATAATTTTCATTATAAATTAAATGTCCATTTCCATTTTCAATTAATTCAATTGCTCTATTTTTGTCTATTTCATTAAAATTATTGTTTTCTATTCTTTCATATAATTTCATTGTTATTCCTCACTTTCTAATAATTCTAAAACTTCATTTCTACTTACATTAAAATTATCGCTTATAATACTTATTACAACTTCTTCGTCATACATATTAGACATATCTTCTTTTAAGCTGTTCATTTCTGTTCGTAGCTGTTCATTCTCTTTTAATACTCTTTTATAAGCCGATAAAATATGCTGCATAGCATAAGCTACATTTTTACTTCCATCGCAATGTTTTCCTAGAATTGTATTAAGTTCATTGCAATTACAGTAATCTTTTTCTAATACTAGTTCTATATATGTATTTATTTTTGTTATATCTTCTTCTATACTATTTTCCAAATTAGCACCACCTAACCTTATTATTCGTTATAAAATAATGCGATTTACAGGGAATATTAAAATTTCCTATGCTTGGGCTTAAACTTAATTCCCCATCTCTAAAATTTAAAGCCCATCCATTCATTCCTAATGGAGTTACTGTTTTTTCTCCACACCCACACGCACATAAATGAACTGCTACTTGACATTCTAAGCATACATAAAGTATCCCTTGTTTTAATTTATGTGGTATTCTTTCAACTGATTTTATTTCAAATTCTTCTATACTATTTTCCACTACTCGTCCTCCTCTTCTAGTTCAATAACTTTTACTATTTTTGCTCCACATTTAGGGCAATAATTATAACTATTATCTTCTGGTGTTCCATATTCAAAATACCACACTTCTTTACAATTACTACACTCATATATAATATAATCATAATCATCTTTTCGTATAAAATTACATTCTTCCACTTAAAACACCTCCTACAAGTTTTTGTTTATTATTTCTATCTATTCCTACATAGCAACCTGTATTTTCTTCTTTTGTATCTTTTCCTGGATATAAAATACACTTGTTATTTATATTATTCATACAGTCTTTACATTTTATTAAATCTTCAAATAATTGCATTAAATCCACTCCTCTCCACACTTTTCACACTTATATACAATGTGGTCTATTTCCATATCTAAAAATTCACTTTTCATTCTTCCACCACATTCAGGGCAATGTAAACTAAATATATCTTTAATTTTTTCTATTATTCTTTTTATTTTTTCTTTCACTTAAAGCACCTCCTTAATATTTATATGTATATCTCTATCTACTATAATTTTATCTGACATATTAAAAATATACCTTATTGGCTTTATGTGGTCTTTCTCTAGTAGTCTAATTAAATCATCTTTAGTATAACATTCTTGACAACTATTATCTTTAAACCAAACAAGATAGTCACCTTCATATGTTTTTTCTATAATTTCCTTATTTACTTCTGTTTTAAATCTTCTAAGTTTTATTGTTTGAATTAGTTTTTTCATTTAATTACCTCCTAATATATGATTTTTTCTTTTTCTAATTCTTCATATTCTTCATCTGTTAATCCAAATATTTCAATGTATCCGTATCCAGGTGCATAATCTACTTGTATTCCATCTTTATTATATATAGTTACCATAAAATCTCCTACAATATTTTTTGTTGTAAAAGCTTGTATGTTTTTTTTAAACACTTCTTTTAAAAATTTTTTTAACTTTATTAATCTCTTTTCTTTCATTATGTATCACTCCTCTCTAAATTATTTCTTTAAATTCTTTTATGATATTTTCTATTTCTTCTATATTGTCTAAAAAAATTCTTTTATTATTTTGTTTTATATAATATCCTTTATTGTTTTTATATATTGCCTTTGGTCTTATTTGTATGCTATCAGTATCTTCACTTAAAACTAAAACATCATCATTTTCATTAAATGTTCTCATTGTTAATAAATAACCTAAAGTTGCACTTGCATTATATGGATAACATTTTTCTTTTAATACAATTCTATCTTTTGACATATAATGAGATTTTAATATTATAAATTTCATATCTTATTTACTCCTCTCTTAACTTATTGTTTCGCCTATATAATCTGCATAGATATACCCTTTTCTTTTCACATTTTTGCAAAAATCATTTATTCCATCTGTTTCAATTATATTTAAATAGTATTCTATTAATTTTTGAGTTTCTGGATGAAATATTCTTTCTTTTTTACATTTATTATAATATTTTAATGGTTCACTGTATGCCTTGTCATAATCCACTTTTTGCTTTGAATATACTATTCCAGCTCCTAACCAATCACATATCATCTCAATTACATAATCATACGGAATTTTACAAGGTGTATTCTTATAAGTTCCTGTATTGTCAATCCAATATTCCCAATGATGTGGGTTATGTCCCTTATGGTGTTGCCATGCTAAACTATATCCTGTTTCTTTCTTTTCCGCATCAATTGGACTACTTGTTCCTTGAAAATATTTTGCACTGCTAAAAAATTCAGTTATTCCATACTTGCTCAAATCATGCATTAATCCTCTTCTATATTTCCCACATTTAAAGCAAAATTTCATAACATAAAATTTGTGCTTTGTTATGGTTTTAAAATGTTTTATATATTTTTCTATATTATTCATATCTTATTACTCCTTTACTTTAGATTGTTGTTAGTTACTCTATGTAGTGGTTTTATACTTAAATCATTAATTGCTAAATTGTTATATGCTAAGCATCCACACACATGCACCCATATCCATATTTTCCCCACATCTATAACTTCACATTTGAGTGATATTTTTGAATTGTTTGCTCCAGTTGTATTCCAATATAATATTCTACCAACTTCTATGTCTTTTTTTAACATATCTATTCTCCTCCTAATAACTCGGGACTATCTGTAACGTTACCTATTACTTCTATGTCATAGTCTAAATAATCTCCTAAGTTTTCAAACTCATGTTTTGTAGTATTAGTACTTATTATTACATAAGCTAAATATGTTTCGTCATATTTAACAAGTCCTTTAAATTTCATATCTTTATATTCTATTTTCACTATATCTCCGTTCATATATTTTTTTTCCGGTTTTTATCGTATAATCCGAGTAAATTGTCCTATTGTTTCTGGGTCTACTCTATGCCACATAACAGGATATAAAATAGTTTCTTCTAATCCATAACTATTGTCTAATTCAACTTCCTCTATTATATAAGTTTCTCCATTTAATCCATAAGCTAATTGACCAAAAACCCAGCCTATATCTTTGTTTTTTCCTCTAAACTTTATCTCTCTATTCATTTTTATCCACTCCCATTCTTTGAATTAAATTACATACTTTATCCTTACTAATATTACCTTTAGTATTTTTAATTGCTTCTATTATTTTTTCTTTAAAGTCTATAATTGAAGCATCTATATTGTCTTTAATTACTTTATCCATATTTTTTAATTGCTCATCTATTTCTAATTGTTTAATTTTATAAGTATTTACTAAATCATAGAGCTTATATAATTCGTCTTGTTTTTCATTTAATTTTGTTTGTAAATTATTTATTTGTTTCTTATTTTCATCTTCTCTTTTCTTAAATTCTTCTAATGTTACTAAAGCTCCATCATATAATAGTTTATATTTAGATTCTTCTTCTAACTTTAATTGTAATTGTTCATTTTGATTTTTAACTTCTCGTATTTCCTTATATCCATTTAATAAATATTGTTTTAAATCTGGAACTTTTATTTGTTGCACATCTGGCAATGTTTCTTCTGTAATCATTTCGGGCTGTTCTTTCTTTTTAAATAAATTAATTAGATTCATTTTCTCCTCCTACTATCTTTAATATTTCTAATATGTAATATTCTTTATTAGGCTCTGCACCCCATTTTTCTTTGCCTTGTCCTACTCTTAATTTACATCCGCACTTTATTTTTGGAGACATTTTAGCGTAACCATTTCTAAATATTATCTCTGCTGTTTTATCTTTGTAATTTAATCCAAATATCTTTTTAAATCTAGTATGGTAGTATTTTTTAAATTCTCTATATTCTTCCTTCTTCTCGCCACTTTTTATCATGTCAAACCATTTCTTTTTAATTGGTAATATTAACATTCTTCTCCTCCTACTTTATAGCAATTAGCCATATATTGATTATAAGATAATATTGTTAAAATTCTTGTTATAATTCCGTTATCAATATCTCTTTGTAGTGTTTCTTTTGTATAAACATCTCCTATTTGTATAAGTTTCTTTTTATCTTTTTTTTCTACAAATTCTTCTGATAATTCTATTTCAACTATATCTTTATCTTCTATTAACTCTATTGGTTGTTTGTTGTGGTTTGCTATTTCTTCTTCACAGGGAAAACCATATCTAGTTGTTTCCATATCTACGTATTGTTCCGCATAACCCATATCAAAAATGACAGTTTTTTTATCTACTTTTATTATGTATCCATTTTTAGTTCTCACATATTCTCCAACTTCAATCTCACTCATATTTCTCTCTCCTTTCTTAACATATAAACAGTGTCCTTTAGCGATTCTATTTCTATGTCTTTATTCTTTAACTCCTCTGACTTATCCCCTGCTAATATTCCACATACATACCCTATCATAAAACATACTATTACTATTATCACTACTCTTATACACTCACTTATTTTATATATTCTCTTATCATATATTTTCATACTTCTCTCCTTTATTCTCTTTTCTATCTATATTTTGGTGGGCGACCTCTTGCTATTTTGTTTGTTATGAGACTTAATTCATCGACTTTAAAGCATTCTTTGTAGCCATATATCATTTCTTTGTATAGATACATATTTGGGTTGCATTGCTGTATCAATATGTACTCATGTCCATCTTTACTTATTATCTTCGGTATTCTCATATTCTTTTATCTTTCTTCCAGAATAATATTCGTTGTATATTTGCATCCAATCATCTAGCCTCATTGTTACCAACCAATCTTTTCTATTTTTTCTATGAAATACTGTAGGGAATTTATCATCCTTTGTATCTCTTACTGCTTGTTCAATTGCTTTATCTATATTTAACCTTTCAACTCTTTTGCTTTCGATGTGTATATAATCAAGTCCTACTACATCATCTGCTTGTCCAGTATTCCCACAAAACTGTTGTGTTCTTCTACATTTATAACCGTATTCTTTTAATTTATTTGCCAATTCTCTTTCTCCTGCACTTCCGTTTCTTTTTACTGTTTATTGCCATTTTTCTTTAGCTCCTCTCTTAATTTTTCTTGCCAATTTTCAATACCCTGTATAAAGTTTTTACATCTCATTACTGGCTTATAGTCTATATCTTCTTGTTTGTTACAGCCTAGACAGTAATAACATAGTGTATTCTTTTTTATTTGTTGCATAGGCTAGTCCTTTGGCATTTCAAAAACTGCTGTTTCTTGTAATACATTGGTATATCCATCACATTCAGCTGTTCTATAATATCTATAAGATTTTATTATTTCTTGTAATACTTCTTTTGCTCTTTCTCTTGTTGCATAATGTCCAATAAACAAACCACACACTCCTGTTTCTACCTCATTCGTTTCTCTAAATATTATTATTGATTTAAAATCTGTTTCTCTATCTAATTCAATAGTTTTTATATTATCCAAATTTACTATTGCACATTTATCTTGACTTACTATTATCATAACTACCTCCTAATAACTTGGTATGTGATTTTCATTTTCAAAAATCATTTTTTCTAAATTTGTTGTTTCTCTATATACTGCAACTTCTTTGTTTGTAATGCTACATTTCTTTGTTTTTTCTGTTGTTACAAAACCTAAACTTTCTAACTCTGTTATTCTTGGTCTCGCATTGTTTACATCTGCCGTATTTGTGTAGTGCTTTTTATATAATTCTTGTGCTATCTCCCTTGTTGTCATTTCTTTATTTTCTAATATCTCTAATATTTGCTTATGTCTTTCACTTAAATGCTCTTGCATATCTTTATAACTCTTATGTCTTGTCATAAATGTTATTGTATTCATTTGTTAATCACACTCCTATCTGTTTTACACTCATTCTATCTGCAAGTTGTTTTGTAAAGTCTTGCATTTGTTGAGGTAATAGTTTTTGTCCTCTTTCTCTGTTTATCAATACTTCATATTGTTTTAAAAATTGCCCTTTTGTAACTGTGTTTATTGTTTCCATGTCTACCATTGCTAATTGTTTTACTTGATTTACACTTCCAAAAAATCTCTTAACTTCTGGGCTATAATTATTAAATTGTTCCTCGGTCATATAAAGACCATTGCTTATCATTCCAATTGCTTCGTTCCATGCCTCTATTCCTGTTTTCTTTGTTGTTGGATTGATTAGCTCTATTGCATTTTTCCTTACTTCATGTATTGTTGGTGGATAAGGGCTTTCTATTATTGTTTTCTTTACCGCTTGTAAAACTAAGTTATAATCTAAATCCCCTAAACACTCTTGCCATGTATTTAACATCATCTCTCTTTGTGTTTGTGATTTATTTGCAATATCTTCATAATTACCAGCCAAAAGTGTTATTATTTGCACCATTTCGCTCTTCTTCATCTTTTGCCTCCTTCCATAAATCTTTAAATCCATCTAATTTATCTCTTTTCTTTTGACTATATTTGCCCTCTAATATTGCAGTTGCTTTATCAGTTCTCATAAGAAAATCAAAATCAGCTTTCCAATTTCTGTCGTTATTTCCTATTAGAAACTCACTAACATTTGCTATCTTGCATATTTCTTCAAATTGTTCTATTGAAAAATCTTTTAAGAAATTATCAATAGACTTATTTCTTTTTTCGGTTAATTTTTGAACCTGAGGCAAATTAGCACAATAGGTGTTGTAAATTTCGACTATTTTATTTCTATTCTCTTCTTTTATATTCTTATTATCTTCTATTCTTTTCTTATTCTTATTAGGAGCGATTATTCGTCGATTATTCGTCGAATGTTCGTCGAATAATAATTCCATTGTATTTTCATTGTATTCTGGTATCTTACTTTGACTTGGTCTATCTATTTTTTGAAACGTATCCCAACTTAAAAGGCTATAATAACTACTTCCGTCACAAGAATATAAAACTACGGACATATTAGAGCTTATCTCTGATAAGGTTTTATCTATATCGGCACTTCTTATATTTTCCTCATAAGGGAATAATGTAGACTTTAAATATACAGGATTACACCTTCCTCTACCTTCATCATCAGCAAGCGAGAATAAACCAATAAATACAATTTTAGCTAAAGTAGATAATTTTCCAAAATCTTCACTTTGCCATATACTAGGATCTATCATTCTCTTTCTTGCCATTTAACTTCTCCTTTCGTAAAATTAAAGGGCTAAAACTTATGTCTAGCCCTTGTTGTTATAATCCTAATTCTTTTAATGTGTATTCTTTATTTTCTTTCATTCCTTTGTACATTGTACCTTTTTCAAAATATGGTAATATGGTAGGTTCATCTTCTTTTATATATATTTTTATGAACTCTCTAGAGTATGAAACTTTTTCTATAGCTTTTACCTTGTCTCTAAAAGGTTTAATTACGTTTGATAAATATCTCTTTTCTGTCTCGTCTAGTATTTCTTCTTCTCTTTCAAATAGTGTCTCATATTTTACTGGTCTTTCTACTTTTACAATACTTACGTCATCATTAAAGTATTTTAATTGTGCATCAATGCTGTTAAACCCATATTGTGAAGTCTTATCAACAAATATAACTTGTCCATTCTTTAATGTGCATTTATCTCCGTCTTTTAAATCTGATTTTGTGAATGTTTTTTCTACTTCATAAGTGGTATATTGATCACCATTTTTTTTACTTATTATTTTTACTTTATCTCCAACTCTAAATTCCATTTTCATTCCTCCTAATTTTTATAAATAATTTTTCCCAAATATTTGCACAAAGTTTTCTGATTTATAGTGCTTTTTGAACTCTTTTTGTGTAACTTTATGCAATTTATCCTGTAAAGTTTTATCATTTGTCACTATTTCGTGACATTTTCGGCAAATTGGTATTACTAATCCATACTTCATACTAACTTGTCTATTTTTACCTTCCATTAGTTCGTGAAAGTCTTGTTTCTTACTTCCACATAAATAACAATGTTCTAAGTCTTTTGTTATTATGCTAAATCTGTTTTTCTCTAGCTTTGCTAACTTCTTGCTTTTCTTTTTAATTGTTGTAACTTCTTTTTTCTTTTCTGTCTTTTTTTTAGGTACTGGATTAAAACTGTTTGATAAATCTGTTACTATCATTTTTCTACCTCTTTATGGGGCCTTTTGTGGCACTAGCTTAATTTAGCCGTTGCTATCTAGTGCCACAATCCCACTGTTTTAATAAACTATCTATTTCTGCTTGTGGCTTCGTCTCTATTCCTACAGCTTTGCAATCTTGAACTAGATTATCTATTAATCTACTCATCTGTTTGCTATTGTACGAACTCGAGCCATAATATGCATTTATAATTTTAAATTCTGTATCTCCTATGTATGTTGTATCTACTATTTCACAAAACCAAGCTATTCCTCTATCAGTCCATATTTTTTCAAAGGTCTTTATATCTTGTGTCATTATCTTAAATTGCTTAAATATTCCTAATTCTTTTACTCTGCGTTTGTAATCTTCTATTGTGTCTATGTCTTTATAATCGCAAACCTCTTGAAGCAATTTCCAAAAGTATTTATTTGCGTCGAGGCTACGAGGTTTACGATATTTTTTTAGCTCGATATTTAGCTTATTTTCGTTTTTTAGTTCTTCTACTATACTTAACTCATTTGTATCTAATAAAAGGCTTATTTTAGGTTTTCGTGTATTGAAATCTATACTTATATCATTAATTATTCCGTGTAGTTTGCATTTGGAAAAACTCCTTTCTTCAAACATTCACTTAATATTTGTAACCTAGGTAGATACTCATTATTTATAAATTGTTCATCATATTCTACTTTATTAAATTTGATCCTATCTATATCTATCGCATTAAAGTAATTGTTGTAGTCATCTTCATTTAGTGCATATGCGACTATGTATAAATTTCTGGTATTGTACGCATACATCTCAACCTGTGCTTGTCTCCAGTATTGTTTTGATACTTTAAATTCTTTTTCTATTTTGTGTGTCTTAACTTCATAAATACAGTCTTCCGAATTTCCATCTAAATTTACTCTTAGTCTGTCAATTATTATTTGTTTATCCATCTCTAAATCTGGAATATTCAATGCTTGCAGTATTTTGTGTTCATAATTATTTCCTGCTTTTGTAGCTTCCGTTGAAAAGTTGTTTTGACTTAAACCTAATTTTATTAACCACCAATTTTCGAATGTTTTCGTGTTCCAATTTCCTACAACCATACTTGTATCTGAAGCTCCTATGTAATAACTCCTATCTTGACTTTGTATCAATGTTTGCTAAATCTCTTTCAAAATTACTTAAAGTATCAAAATATGTAAATACCGCCTTTACTTCATCTTCTGTCTTGTGAAGCCTTTCTGCAATTTCTTTTACTGATAATCCTTCTTTTAATTTTTGAGTATAAATTTGTTGACATCTTTCTTTTATTTTAAATATGTCATGTCTTGACAAATCATCTTCCCAGCTATTCTTTGAATCTTTTAATTCTTCTTTCAACCATAAATCAAATCCTAAACCTGTTCTTATTGCAACACCTTTAACAAACAATCTTGTTTGGCAATTCCATAATCTTTGTTGACTCATTGAATTGTCTTTTACTGGATTTGAACCGTTTGTAACAGGTCCTCTTTGAATAAACTCTAAATCATCTATTACAATTTTCACTGCAGTTTCGTACACCCTGTTTATATTCCCTTTGCTGTCTTCAAATTCTTTTTCTGTCATATATAAGCTACTTCCTGTAAATTCATTTACAACTGGCTCAAAATATACTATTCCTGCACCATTTTCGTGCAATAAATCAACAACTTTTGCCCAATTCAAATAATCTGCTCCATCTCTTTGTTCTATCCACTTACTTACATCGACTTTTCTTAACTCATCATAATTCTTTATCATCTTTCTTCCTCCTTCAATTTTTTTATTTTATTTCTTAATTCATCAGCATATTTATAGTCTCTACTGCTCCACGTATCTTGCATTTCTAACATAAAATATTTTTCTTCTAATTCTTCTAATGTTTCTGACATTTTTTTCAATTACTCCCCTTGCATTTTTTTATTTTCTGTGCTATTATTTATTTAGTTATGTTTAATTAATAAGTTTATTTTGTACTATTTGTTTGAACTTTTTTCTCAGATAGTACATTTTTTATTTTTTCAAAAGTAATGAAATAGTTTTCTTTGCTTTCTTCTGATTTTTTTATAATGTCTTCTATTTCTTTTATCTTCCTTGCAAAAAATGTTGCTCTTATTTCTGCTATTTCCTTATTTTTAAGCTTGTCCTTATTGTCTTTAAGTTCTTTTTGTAATTCATCTATCGTTGTTATTAACTCGTAATCTTGTCCAAATCCTGTAACTATCATTACAATAATTGCTACAATAAAACCCAGAATTATACCTATAAATACTTCCATCTTTTTCCTCCTTTCTGTCCCAATACTTTATTCAGTTTTCTGTCTAATCCATTTAAGCCTTTCCATATTTCTTGATATAGATTAATCTTGAAAACTTTATAAACTATAACTTCTGTTGCTATTGCTAATGTAATTGTTCCTACTAGCTCTGCTACTACTACCATACTGCATAAAAATAAATCTACTAAATAACTTATCATTTGTTACACCTTCTTTCTTAATTAAAAATTTGCATGCCTTTTGTTTGTAAAATTTCTTTAAATTTTTCAAGTTCTATGCAATAGCCACCAAAATTTGTGCCGTATTTCTTGCAAAATTGAGTAGCTGTGTTTACATTTACTCTATAGTTCTCTGCTATTTCTTTGGCGTATAGCAGTTTAGGTAGATTATTTTGTTTTGTGTTTAGGATAGTTTCTAACAATTCGTTAGTTCTTTGTTGTTCTCGTAATATTTGTTCTTCCAACTCATCACCCTCTTTCTTGAAAAATATTCCAAAATATCTACGTCTATCTGTGCTTATTCGTGTTCTCGAACTTTTAGTTTAAAAAAATATTCTGGTATTTCTTCTAATCTAATATTTAATATCTCAGATATTTTTAAAATTTCTTTTTGAGTAAAATATGTGTTACTATTTATTTTATTGCTTATTGTAGCTTCATCTAATCCAATCATATTGGCTAATTTACATTGTGTTCCTAACACTTCTCTTATTTTACCTTTTAACTTATCATGATTTAATTCAATTGTTTCCATAATTTTTTCTCCTTTCTTGTTCGTATTCTCGAACTGTAAATATAATATCACAAAAAAATATAAAGTCAATACCTTTTTCAAAAAAAATTCGATTTTCTTAATTTTTTTTTGCATTTTTATTGATTTTTTTCGGAAAGTCATTTATAATAGCGATATGGAGGGACTTAAATGAATGATTTAATTGATACATTTGCAAACAGATTAAACACTGCAATGAGAATACGAAACATTAAAGCTACAGAATTAGCTCAAAAGACAGGAATATCAAAATCGTCCTTGAGTGAATACATGAGTGGAAAATATGAAGCCAAACAAGACGGCGTTTACTTACTTGCTAAAGCTCTTGATATAAACGAAGCCTGGCTAATGGGTCTAGACGTTCCTATGGAAAGAGTCGATTTTAAGTATGCTTCTGACAACGGTCTTGATACTACTGGATTAACGCCAGAAGAAATAGAAGAATTAAAAGAATTTATTAGATTTAAAAAAAGTTTAAAGAAGAAGAAAGATTAGATTATGGAAGTATTAGATTTATATAATTTAACTGAAAAGGAAAAAATAGATATAATAGATTATAAATGGTCAAAGGCTAAAGCCAGAATTTTTGAAGAAAACAACGAATATAGTATAGGCATTGATTACAGCAAAATAGCTAATTCCATTGAAGAAAAAGAAATATTAGCTGAAGAATTAGGACATTATTATTGTCGGTGCTTTATACTATATTAATTCTGATATAACTTTAAAAAGAAAATGTGAAAATAGAGCAAAGAAATGGGCTTATTCTGTGTTAGTACCATTTCAAGAACTAAAAGAAAAAATCGCACAAGGTTTTAATTTATATGATTTATCAGATTATTTTAATGTAGATATTAAATATATGATTGACTGTATTGACTTCTATGCCCAAAAATATGGTATATTGGTTTAATATATAAAAGAAGGATAGTGCTGTCGCCAAACAAGACACTATCCTAAACACAAAACAAAATCCCTTTTACAAGGTATTTGCGTATTTATAATAACATATGTTTATTAAAAGTGCAAGACCTCTGTAAATGGATTTTAATAAAAATTTACGGAGGTTTATTATGGAAAAAAAGAACAGAAATGTAAAATCAAGAGGAAATGGAGAACGGGACAATATATTTTAGCCAAGCATTAAATTGTTATGTGGCACAATATCATGAACCGTCTGGAAAAAGAAAGACCTTAAAACAAAAGAAAAATGAAAAAGTAGGAGAATTTAAATCCAGATTTAATAAGATAATAACAGATATAAATCAAGGTTCTTATATAGAAAAAAGCTTTGATACTTGTTTGAGCATAATTAAAAATTATGTAGAACAAAAACATGATGATGGCATTACCTCTGATAGAACTTACATAAGAGATTTAGGAACAATTAATCAATTAGAAGCATGTTGTAATAACTGGATAAATAAGCCTATTCAAAAGGTTTCTGCTTTCGATATTGAACAATCAAAAAAATCAATTAGAGAGTATGCTAATAATACTATAGATAAGATTTGGAGATTTATTAATGTTATTTTCAAGATTGGAATATCAAGAAGAAAAATAATATATAATCCAATGGACGATGAAACTCTAGTTAAACCCATTTCAAAAAAAGCAAATAAACAAGTAGAATCATTAACTCAAGAAGAAGAAAGCAAGTTACTAGAAGTACTTTCCAAGAGTCCCAATAAACAGTATAATAATATAATTCTTCTTCAATTGTATACTGGTGCTAGAATTGGAGAGATCCTCGCGCTGTCCAAAGACTGTATAAATTTAAAGAATAATTCCATAACTATTTATCGCACAATAACAAGAGACAAAAATGATAAAGCAATATTAGGTCAACATACTAAAACATACTGTAAAAAAACTGGATTAGATAAAGGTAGAAGATGTTTTCCTATGCAACCAAAGGTAAGAAAACTTATAGAAGAAATACTTGCAAATAAAATAACTAACATGCATAATTTATTGTTCTGGGATTACTCAAAAAATAGAATAATCACTGACGGAATGATTAATAGTTATTTGAGTAGAATAAATAAAATAAGTCCTAATGAAAGCATAACAGGTGCCTTATCTACTCATCGACTTAGACATACTTTTATAACAAGGTGTCAGGAAAAAAACTTGTCTCTTGCAGTTATCCAATCATTAGTTGGACATGTTCAAGGAAGTACTATAACTAATGACACTTATACATCAGTTTCGCTAAACTTTATTCAACAGGAACTTGAAAAAATGATCTAG